TTTCACCGTCATAGCTATTGTCACCTGTATTCTTCCAGTCTATAGTTGTATCTAATCCCTCTAAGTCTTCTAGCTTTTCGTTTGTTGTAATCTTCTTTCTAGTAAACTTAGAAGCTGGAACTCTATATGCAAGCTCGGATTTTGGCCTATCCATACCGTCTTGAATAGGGCTAAAAAAGAAAGGATAATTAATCGATATAGGTACAACTTTGTCAGTAAACATTTTCTTAGCATCAGCTCCTGTTTTAGATAATATACCAAACCTTGCATCACTTGATATTGTAGCTTGGTTAACTGTTTCAGCCGATGACATAAAAGAAAAACCAGATCGTCTGTTTTTAAGGTAACACATACCATAACATCTTTTATCTGCTTTGCAAGCTTCCCAGAATATATAGAATAATCTGTTTGCTTCTCTAAAGTCTGGTGCACCCACATCTATTTTACTCCACTGTAGATACATGTAATGTGTGCCTGTTATATATGTTGCTTTACCGTTGTTGTTAAACCAAAATCCCTCGTCTCTACGTTTAAACTCTTCGTCTATATAGTCAAACCAATCAGCTTTCTTTTCTTCAGGATAAGCTCTCCAGTCAAATATATTTTTAAGCCTACCTAATTCTTTCGGGTACTCAAACTGTTTCCACTTTTTTTCTTTGTTGCTATACACACTGCGTTCTTTCGGTAATGCTATTTGAAAGTTTTGTATCTCGTATATCTCACCGATCTCGCCAGTCTTAGATATAACTACAATATCTTGTTCTTTATTATAACCATACTTCCATTTCTTACCTCTATTCATACGGGTTATAGTCGTGCGCTTAATAGGCTCTACTACCTTAACTAAATTTTGCTCGTACATTACTTAGATCTACCTTCTGCGAATCCTCTAAAGACTTTTTCCTTTTTCTCTTCAGGTGTTTTTCCCTCAAGCAAGTTTTCTTCTTCTTGTATTCTGTTAAGTATTTCAAATGCGTCAAATATAGCTAGTTTTTTTGTTGCTGCAGCATTTTTTAATCTGTCAGCTGATATATCATCGTCGCTATCAACAATATCTTCTTTAGCAACTTTAATTAACTCTTCAACTGCTCTATGCCCAGCTTGGATTATATTCTTCTTCGTCTCCTTGATATTCATATTTAATTGTAATAAAATTTGATAGTAGTCTGTATAGTTTCTGACCGTCGATAATAAATTCGTATTTTGTATTTGGCGTAAAACCAACTAAGTCACCTTGCTTTGCCGTGCCGTCTGTATATTTAACAATACCAACTAAAGGTTTTTCTTTGTCTATAGTTATATCCTGCTTTGAAACTATAGGCGCGACAAAACAATACCCTTTTTGGGCTAACCAACCGCTTTGGTTGTACAAGTATATTTGCTCTGGCTGTGCTAAATAGTTATTCTCATCAATATAAGACCTGCTATTTTTTTCCTCACCATATTGGTTATGCCATCTTCTAAATACATTATGGTTAACTATAACTTTATCACCAACTTTAATTTTAGTTTCACCAATTATAGGTATAGATTTTATTATAGCCTCTCTACTTATAAACTTATAGCTAGATATTTCTGTGTTAAGAATTAACTCTTTACCTTCTATATCCTTAGTGTTATTATATCTTGATTTTACAGGCTCAACAATATAATCATAAACACTTTTCATTAGTACTCTAGGTTATACTCTACAGATACAGCCATGTTTTTATTAAAGTCTTTCCAAGGTATAATCTCGTTTGCTTTTTTAATATAAATAGAGTATTTGTCTTGTTCTTCTATAATATCACAAATGGTATGACCACCATACACTTCTTGCCCAACGGCATAGTGCATGGCGTCATTTTTGTAATCTTTACCTATACTGATCTTACGAATCAGCTTGTTCATCTTCTGGGTAAGCTATCTCACCTGTTTGAATGTTAATATTTACCTTACCATATTCTTTTTCTAAAGCTACTTGCTCTTCTTGTAAAGACTCTTGTAGTTTAGTAATTTGATGTAATATCGCATGTTTTTGTGTTGCCATTCTACCTAACTCCATTTGGGCTTGATTGATTGGTGCAACAATTTCTTGAATAGCTTTTAATTGCTCTTCAGTAATACTTGTAGGTTTAAGGTCTACCACCTCTTCTTTTTTTGCCATTTTATTTAATTTAAATTAATTGTTTTTGTATTTATATTATTACACGCTTTACTCTTGATTTAAAGCGCAGTTAATCAACTGTGTTTATCTTTGCTATGTTAAGTTTTGCAACTGTATTTACTTTAGCTATGTTTGCAACTGCAATACCCATCACTTTGTGACTATAACCGGCTGCTGCGCCACCTCCACCTCCACCACCTTCACCTCCACCAGTGGTATAATCTACTGTTATGTAAACTTCTTTTATAGCTACACCAGTATTATCTGGCGTAATGTTTAAAGTTAAGTTATTAACAATTGCTGGTGTTAAACTAGTACTATAAGCAGATGCAGACTGAGTGCTTGCACTACTAAAAGTAAGCTCAGAAGTTTGCAACGTATTATTTCCGTTTTTTATAACACAAGTTATTTCTGGACCACTACCTCTACCTCCAGCCGCACCTGTTACTGATAGTGTAATAGAGTTTATAGTTGCACTATCGTAAGCACTCTTATCTTCAAACGGAATACCAACAGCTGAACATGTTATATTATTTTGTGTAGCAACAGTACTAGTGTCGTTGTCACCTATACGTGACATAAAAGTACTTGCATTTACGTCAAAACCAGTTACACTGGTCATAGTACCTGATGGTCTAATTATTACCGTTGCCATTACCCTGCAGTTACTTCAACAAATGCACCATCTGGATTAAAATATATTTGACCGTTAGTTGAGTTTAAAGAATAACCTATAACTCTAACTATGTCACCAGTACCTGAAGGCGCAGTAGCTGTAGCAGCACCAGCTGTAGTTGATAAAAATAATGTATCAGCTATAGTCCCTGGGTCGTGATCTAAAGTTACCATACCTCTAAGCAACATACCGTTAGTTCCTGAAGAAGTACCTAACGCCACACCTAACATACCTTTTGCAGTTGACTCAGCATCAGCATCAGCTAACTCCCAGGCACCAGAAGATGTGTAGTAGTATATTTTACCAGCAACAGTAGTTGTTTCACCAAGATTAACTATATCACCCGCAGCATCACCATCTGTATTGCTAGTTGCTGCAAAGGTGGTTTTTGTACCAGCAGCAGCTGTTTCAAATTTTTTAACATTATTATGATATAATCTACATTCACCATCAGCTAGAAACTGCGCCATAATTTCTGTAGTACCTTGTTTTCTAAATCTCATTTCAGAATTAGCCTCTACAAATAGACCACCTGTGCCTGTTTCTGCTACAAAAGAATTACTACCATCGTGGTATATTTTTAAATCATGACTAGCACCAAACAATGCTTTAGTATTGTCTGAAAAATTAATGTCCTTACTTACTACGGTGTACCCAGCGCTTCCATCTAATCTAAAGTACTCTGTTGTTCCACCTGAGCCGTCGTCTGACTGGAATATTATATCAGAGTCATCTGAACTGTTTCTAATGTATAAATTACCATTGTTGTTTGTGATATAACTAGTAGAACCGTTATGACCAATATTTAAATCAAATCCACCACCAAAATGTAAATAGCTATTGTCTGGAAAAACTGTTGCAGGCTCACTACCACCAGCTGAGCCATCTAAATAAAAATATGTCTCTACCCCACCAGACCCGTCATCACATTGAAAAATAATATCTTTATCGTCAGCTTCGTTTTTAATATATAAATCACCAGTTCCATTATACAACACGCTATTAGTACCATCGTGATGTATTTGTAAATCATCACTAGCTCCAAATCTTACTTTTTGATTGTCTCCTAAATCTAAATGACTACCTAAAATAGCTGATCCACTACCAGTGTTTGTAGTGATTTTATCTGCAGTTATATCACCCGCAAAAGTTGCGTTGTTAGAAGAGTCTATAATAAGTGGATATGTATTTGTTCCTACATTGTTAAAAGTTAATCCATTTGTATTTGTATATATAAGAAATTCTCCAGTTGCACTTGTTGTTCTTTTTAATCTTAATTGATTATTACTACCACTTCTAACTACGTCTACACCAGCATTAAAAGTTCCAAGACCTGCAAAAGTTGCGTCTGTATCTGTTATTAATAAGCTATAATTTTCTTCAGCTGTAGAAGTACCTGCAGAAGCAGTACCATTTCCTAAAGCATACATAGCTATTGCACCTGCACCAGCGTGATGGCCGTTACCAGTAA